ATTACCGACAGTTATATCGGCCTCATCACGGTAAGTGTGAACCGTGGGTACGAAATTCTGTAAGCCCATATATTGAGCTACAGCAATTTCTGAACCAACGGCCTCGCTATTTTCCAGGATGAATTCATGGTAATTTGTTTTGCGATCATATCTGCGATCTGGCGTAGTTAAGAATTCACCCGTACTGCGGGCAAACCCACATGCCGCAGCTTGTTTTTCCTGCGATCGATCTAATATAACCTGCACTATCTGTGACATCTCAGTTATAGCCATATTGGTTTACATTGATCGCTGCGTGATTTACTGCTGCAGGTATAACCCCTGTATTTTTGGCCAGTTTTTGGGCTAACGCCTTCCTTGTAAACCATCCTGCCATGACTGCAAATCGGTGCAGGATCAACGATCTCGCCACCCAGTTGGGATTTAATATCGGCAATAGTTTCCGCAGCAGGGCGCACACTTCCTACGCCTTCAACCTTTACTGCAGGTATAGCAGTAGCCCATAGATCAATCTCTACTGCAGGCTGAGCCGCCAGGCGTTCTACCTTTTCCATATCCTGCCGTGTAGGCCTGGCATCGCTAGGCATCAGTAACCCAATGGCTCGACCGATGGCAGACGTGCTGCAGTTCTCGATCCAAAAATCTCTGTTTACGCCTCGATCAGTACGCAGCTCATAGGCATAATCTACAGCCGCCGGGACTACATCCTCATGCTCACGGAATACGCTGGCCCGAATAATGACGTAGCCATCCTTGACGTTTAACTCAACGATCTCAGTAATGATCCTGCCTGAGATATGGGTTTCTCTAAACCGCTTAATGCGGCTGTTTACATCCTCATAATTATTTAGGTCAAAGGCCATTACTTGACCACACGATCACTAGCTACACGCATACCAGCTGCGCGGCCACGATTGTAGCCATCCTTCACGCCTTCTTTGTAACCGACTGACCAACCTACAATAAACCAAGCAATACTCACCATTATTACAAATACTGCTACTTTTTCTATATCCATTTACTTCGCCCTTGTTTGGGTTAAGCCTAGCCACACCGTATTAGGTAGCCCTGCCTAACGTGTAAATAAAGGGTAAAGCCTGGGTATGACAGCGGTCAATAACCGACACGCTTAACGCGCTAGTAAAATTTCCATAATGGTATCGACCTTAGCCTCGATACGATCAACGCGGCCGCGTAGGTTATGGCCACCGTTACCGTCTTGGCGTAATTCGCTTAGGTAATACTTAACTAGATGGCGAACCAGCCCAGCCGCAAACCCCATAAGAGTACATAATCCTATGGCTATTGCTATAAGCGACTGGGCGGCCGTCATTACTTTACGCCGAAAGTCTTATCGCTATGATTAAGTCCACGCAATAATGGCCCAATTAGGCCAGCAATAAATGCGTTAGCTAGTGTCTTAGGGTCTGAAATTCCTGACATATACAAGGCCGCAGCACAGCTCGCAGCAGCTCTTAGATACGACAGTCCAGCAGCTATAGCTTGTTCTTTCATGGTTTACTCCTAAATGCCCTTAATTGACTTGTTTTAATACTGCAATCGTATGCGTACCCGATGCAGCAATCCCATATAAGCCTTCATGATCTCCTACAGGCACTTGCATTTTATCGCCGTTATCTAGTTTGTAACCATTAGATGTAGTTACGTTAGCATCGCCTAAATAGACAGCACCGCCGCCTAAATTATGTAGCCATACTGTTTGATCCATAATATTTGCAGCTACTAAAAGCGTGGCTGTAGTGGTTACTGTTACTTGTGCGCTAGTCGGCATATTTTAATCCTAACTTTTCTATTAGTTTTGCGGTTTTAACAGGGTCTTGTGCAATCTCCCAATGCATCTCATCTTTGCGTGTCCAGTTACCGCCCCAGTTGAGGCCGTACTTTTTCGTCAATGCCTGGATCATTGGAATTTTCTCAGGTGGAAACGTGCCAGCCTTGCCTAACGGATGCTTAGTCGCATTTAGGTCAATGGCTGTGCCGCTGCTGTGGTTGCTTAACTTGCCCGGTACGTTTCTAACATCTCTGTAGCAGTACCCCCAGTCGTCAAGCGCACCGCCATCGATCGGCTCGATCAGTTCATGAAACTGCTCAGCAAAGGCAACCAATAGAGGCGCGGCAAAATAGGCACAGCGTAGTTTTACCTTGCTGCCCTTGATCGGGTAAGACTTGATACGGATCGACTCAGCATCCTTAGATGCTGGCCAGCCGTTATAACTTATGGCTGTCATCGATCGGCACTATCCATGAACAGGTTTCCTCATCAAAGCCGGTAGCGTTATCAGGTTTAGGTGAAATAAATGCATCGCGAACTGCATCATAGCTATCACCTACTGAAGCATAATGTTTGCGTATTTTTCCATTATAACTTGTACGCTTACAAGTCTGGCCTCTAAAATTGCCATACCAAGTTTCGGTGTCTAAACCTTCAATGGTTTCAGTTTCATCAATGCCAGTTATAACCTCTGTAACAATATTGTTATTATCTAAAAATGCGTAATGTGCCATTATGCCCAACTCACATTTCCAGTACCAGCAGTAATAGTTGCTCGCTTATAGCCACCACTTGCGGCACTTTCTGTACCTGTTAAACCTGCGCCTATTGTTATTGTGTACGCATCTGGATAACGCAGGATTACCACACCAGAACCACCATTGCCGCCGTTGTAATCGGCAACACCTGACTGTGAATAACCGCCACCGCCGCCACCGCCAGTATTAGCTGTTCCAGCAGTTGCGTTAGCATTTAGCACACCTGATCCACCGCCACCTGCGCCGCCTGCGCCTACTGCCGTAAATTGTCCGCTACCGCCACCGCCACCTGCGTAGGTAACTGAGCTGCCGGTAATACTTGTTGCTACGCCAGCACCGCCAGTTGCGCCACCATTGACACCGTTAGCACCTACCGCAGCTGCACCGCCGCCTGCGCCACCGCAAAGATTGCCGCCATTTTGTCCAGTTCCACCTGCATAGCCTTGATTGGCTGTGCCAGTACCACCAGCTGAACCGCCGCCTTGTGAAGCACCACCACCACCTGAGCCGCCATTTTTGCCATTAGCCGCAGCGGCATACCCACCACCACCGCCGCCTGCTGTTGATGTGATGGTATTAAAAACTGAATTAGAACCATTATTGCCGTTGTACTGTGGGCTGCTGTAATTCGCACCGGCACCACCAGCACCGACTGTTGCGGTGTAATTTGTTGCTGTATTTAATGTCAATGCAGACTCTAAAGTGCCACCGCCACCTGTTGCTGTAACTGTACAACGCAAACCACCAGCACCGCCACCACCAGCCCACGCAGCACCGCCACCGCCACCAGCGACTACTAAGTAATCAACAGTTAATACCGGCTTACCGCCGCCATATAGTCCAGCAACAATTCCGCCAATCATTAGGCCACCGCGCCCATTACTGTCCAGGCATTAGTGCCAGTCTTAACGCATACGGCTGCTTTATAACGGGCTAATACTGGTGATGCACTTGTTGCACCTGCACTTGTAATTGTAGTTGTACCGGGTGTTACTGCATTAATAGTTGTTACACCTGCGCCTATCTGTAGCACTGTAATAGCCGTGCCATTAGGGAAAGCATAAGTAGCATCGGTAGGTATTGAAAAGGTATTACTAGCTGCGTTATTCATCGTCACTAGCACTTGGTACTGATCGGTTGATGCTGCCGTGTAGGTAGTGCCAGTCTGAGCATTAAGGGTAAATGCCACTAGGCCGTTAAACATGCCTGCGGTAAGTACCTCACCTGTAACTGCTGGAAAGCCTGTAGCCATTTATTTCTCCTTAGTATGAAAGTACGTTTACGTCTAAACGCCCATAATTAGAATTGCCAATAATAAACCCATCAATCACGGGTTCAAGTGTAGTAAAGGTAGTGCGCCATTTGTTTGGTGTAACGCTGTGTGCCACGCCAAATACTTGTAACGTCTTAGTTAGTGTTGAACTGCCAGGCTGGTTGGTAGTGATAGTTACCGGGTCAAAAAAATCTAAATCTAGGGCTGCGACTGTGCCAGCTGCATAGTTATCTGTGTAAAGGTCTAGCTCGATGGCATCGCACCGCACGCTGGTTTCGGCACGGCTGGCAACGTAGGCACGGGCATAATCTAGGGCTACGGCATCGGTCTGCATTAATAGGTTTTGCTGGTTGTAAGTGTGGGCGAAATACTTTTCAACACTAGCCGCGTTAGTAGCGTTTTGAACCGTGCCACCTGTCCTAGTTATATTGGCTTGGTTAAATATAAGCGTGTCATCTAAACGCCATACAGCATTGAAGTAACTGATATCTGAACCGTTATCGTTAAAGACTACAGGGGTAGCAGCAACACTAGCTACGGT